CCTATTGCAGATGTTGCTTGTAAACCAGTTAATAGAACAGAGTAGTCAACACCCCAACCTAAGTTACCCCATTTATATCTACCCCAACCATCAGTGGCTGCGGCATAATCTAAAGTTCCTAAAGAAGTTGTGGCTGATACACCTGTAAGTGTTACCCCTAAACCTGATTCTCCCCAGTTCTCAGTTCCCCATGTATCCGAACTCCATCCTGCTTCGGGAAAAGAAAGAGGTGTTCCTAATGATGTTGTTGCTGATTGACCGGTTAAAGTAAGTGTAACAGTATTAGATTGCCAAGAGTTATCTCCCCAGGCTACTGAAGGACTATCTCCACCCCAGATAGATGCCATAAGGATTTACCTCCTTATGCTATTCTAACTATAGCTGTTGTCGCTGCTTTAGCAGGGAATTGAATTGTGAAAGTTCCAGATGAAACTGCTTTGTCTCCACCAAATGCAACTGCACAAACTGAAGGATCTCCAGATGCAGTATCATTATAAATTAAACATCCATTCGCTGTGAAAGACGCAGACGTCCAAGATATATCATCAAAGTCACAACAAGCTGTTGAAGAATCCAAAGATGGAGTCACACTTGTTAATGCTTTTCCGCCAGCTGTGTAAGCTGTTCCAGATGAGTTTGTAATTTCGTTTGAACTTGAATAAGCTGTAGTCGATGCACTTAAAGTTGCTGAACTTGTGAAAAGTGCAATTTTAAAAGTATTACCTGTAGACGCTGTAAAGTTATGAACGGCTTTTAAAATTTCGTTTTTAAAGCTGTTACATATTGCCGATGTTATTGCCATAATATTTTCTCCTCAATTTATGGTGACGGTGACTTAACTGGTATTCTGACTGTTCCATCAGTGTAGTCGTCTCGTCTTCGTCTACCTAGTTGCATTCCTGCAAACTGTTGTACTGCATTTTTATATTTATTTTCATATAATGTCAAGACATCCATTGGACCTTTTAAATAACTAAATGCTTCTACCAAGCAGGCATATAATAGCCCTTGTGGGAAGTACTTACTTAAATAAGTCCCAGAGGTTTTAGTCCCTAATCCTGCAGGTATCATATTGTAATATATCCTATACAGATAATTAGCATCAGGTGTAGGGGCTATATAAAGCCCTCCTGAAGTAGTATCACCATCCCCTGTGGCACCGCCAAACATGGCATAGTACTTAGGAAATCCTGTAACATCTTGAGCTGTTAAATTTCCTTCTGGCCCAGTTAGCCTATCAGTATACTCTGATAAATAAGTTTGATCTTTTTTCTCTAGCCAAGTACCAGCGCCCTGAGTGTTAGCTGTACTAGTAAAAACTTCAACACCTCTAATAAATAGAGCTCCAGTATCACCTTTAGTGCCTTTACCTGGCGAATTTATAGTATTATCATCTGCTACTAATGTCCCTTCAGAAACATATCTAGCTGAATCCATAGGCAGTTCTTGATTAATTCTAAATTCTGCATTTTCTATAAATCTGCCTAGAACAGCACCACTAAAAACAGTACTATCTACTTCTGCGTAATCTCTAATGTCAGCTTCTAATGCTGAAAGTGTGTATCCTGCCATTATAAACTCTCTATGTTAAGAGGACTAACCACACAGTTAAATCCTCCTCCTGTTGCAGTGCCTGTTGCAGCACTTGGCAACGTTATTGTAAAACTATTTTTTTCTGTAATAGTTGTGTTAGCATCATTAACATAACTTGTCTCGATCAAAGAAGCAACTTTAAATGATCCATAGACCGTGGCTCCGGAATTATGTGCACCTGCTGTTGTAGATGGGGGAGTATACCCTCGATAAAGTGAAGAAGTACCTCTTGTACATCCAGTTAAATCATGTGTCGATCTTCCAGTATATTGAATAACTTCATTTTGATATCTACCCACCAATAAAGGATTAGTAATTGTACCAGCATCTAAATCAGCCTGACTCCAAACTTTTTCAATCATAATAAATCCTGATGTTGGAAAATTTGATCCATCAGTTAATGTAATTGTAGTAGCACTATCTGTAATGTTTCCGTTTAAAGTTGTTTGTAATTGAAACGCATCAACAGAGACTCCACCAACAGGTTCTTTAACTGCAGTAAATCTTAAGACATCATTAACTGAATATCTACTAAATGGAAATGAAACTGTTAGAGTTGTACTTCCTGCAGTCGTAAAAGGATTAGCCGGTAAAAAATCTTGTGTTGCAAATTCTGTTCTAGCTGGTCTTGCTCTTTGTAAAGCTTGTGGATCAGCACTTGTAGGTTTTGGATCTAATTGTGGTTGTTTAGGTTCATATTCTGAATTATGTACAAAAGCACCGGTCCATTCTCTAACCATTTCATTATATGGAAAAGCCATACCTGATCTATCAGATATTGCTAATGCATATTTACCTTGCGAAAAAGTAGTCATTAAGCAATCCCCGGATAGTAAATTTTAGGTGATATATAAGTAGAGTTAGAAGAACCATCTTCATCTTCTGCTCTTAATAATTCATCTTCATATAAAAGTTTTAATTCTTGTGTTCTTTGTGGAGCATATTTAACTGATAAATAATATGCCAAACCTGAAATCATACAAGGTATAAATCTATAAGGAACATCGGTTGCATTTGTGTAAGCACCGACATCGTCAATTCTTTTTGTGTAATAAAAATTAATAAAGTTTCCATCTTGAGCTGCACCTGGAGTTAAGTATAAAGTCATAGTAACTTTATCTATAAATCTTTGAACCCAGTATTGAGTAGGTAAACCAGTAGCAGTTTTATTTGAAAAGCCTTGGTACTGTGATCTGCTAATTTTTGTCATTGGAGTATCAACCGAAGTAGCCTTAACTCTATAGTCGGCTTCTTGTATATCTGTCATTCCATTTGGAAATTGAGTAACTGCATCACTTGTACTATGAGTAGCAGCCGTACTTCCGTTTACGCCTCTTACACAGCCTGTTAAATCTAAAGTTGATATTCCACTGTATGTAATCTGTTCACTATTAATAGTTATAATTCCGCCAGTTGTAGGCATACCTGTAACGTCAGCCACAGGAACTGTCGTAACGCTTGCATTAATACCTGCAGTTAATGTAGTTGCAATTCCTTCAGACGCACCGTCTGCAGGAGAACGATAAAAAGTATAAGTTGCTTGGTCCTCTACTAATTGAACGTTTTGATTTTTTACTTCCCAAAACTGAAGTCCTCTATTACCCCATTCAGAAAATAAAATATTTAAAGATCTTTTTGCTGTTTTTAATTGGTAACCAGAAACCCCTTGCATACCAATACGTTCGTATGCATCTTCTATAATCTCGTCTATGCCTAGGTTCTTATCAAAAACATAAGAGCCGGAAGTGGTATTAGCCATTTAAACTCCTTACGCGTAATAGGCTGTAAATGAATCTATAGCTGATAATGTTACGTAAGGTGCAGTATCAAACTTAACTCCGTTACCACCAAAATTAAAATTTAAAGTATCATTACTCGCACTTCCACCTTTAAGATGAATTTTAATAACGCCCGTAGCAGAAGTATTGTCGTGAATAGTTATTTCACCATCTGCGCCAGTTAAATGTGCATTAATACTTATAATTCTACATGGTCCTAAATCTACAGAAGAACCACCTATGCTTCCTTGTAATTCACCCGTAGATGTTAATTCAATAGAAGCTTTAACATCTGATAATTGTGTACCCATAATTTTCTCCTTAAAAAGTGCTCCCGAAGGAGCACTTTAATTATTTACTAGCTTAAGTTAATATTTTGTTGGTACAAAATAGTAGCTCTAATTTCACCGGCATCAGTTGCACCAGTACTCGTCCACGTCAGTTTTAGGTCTGCAGTTCCTACGTCAGCCCAAGCCAATGCACCGCCAGCTTCTGTTGTTGGATATGCTCTTCCAACTCCTGAAGCAACTGTCACTGAATATGAGTTGAGTAAAGAAGTGTTCCCACCAACTGTATCTCCAATACTGAAAACACATGTAGCATTTCCCATTACTGTAGGTTTATCAAGGACTATGTCAATGATTTGTGAGTTAGCTGGAATAACGACAGTAGTAGAGTTTGCAGCAGAAGCCCCACCCGCAAGAGTAGTTCCTGTTGAAAACGTCTGTGCCATTACCACTTGTCCTGTGTTTTTCACATTAGAACCAAGTGTTGTTCCAGTTGTATTTGAAATCGTTCCCGCTTTTATCGGTCCCGAAAATGTAGTTGTCGCCATAATATCCTCCTAGAATATTTTAAATGTAGTCACCTAGGGTGTGTCGACTATACGCGTCTACACTTAAAGCATTATTATAATGTATAGTGATTAAATTATATATGAATTTTTAGTAGAGTGCAAGAGATCCTACGGGAAATGTACGATTTCAGCGATGTAGCTTTTGATTAAGTAGCTACAGAAACTTCTGGGGCAGCATCAATAATTGCATTTTCTCTATTTGCAATTTTAGATTCTTCGAGCTTGATCTCATTGATAGTGTCTTTAATCGCATTATCAATTCTAACCATGTCTAGAGTATATTTGCCTTCTTGCTCATACTCCAGCTGCCACTTCAACTCCAAGGACCTTTTTTGTTTGTATAGGTCTTTGACCATCAACAACCTCCTCATAGGTTATTCGTTGCATCTTTGGATCCATCATTTCTCCAAGATACTCCCATTTTATACTCTTTTCTCCAAGTTTGTCAACTATAGCGTTTTCTATAGCTAATGAGGTTTCTATGCAGGTTATAACGAAATCTGCATGATATTGGTAGGCATTAATTTGTACTCTGAAGTTTTTAGGGTGCATTTTCTCTTTCTATTTGATGATTGTGGCGGAACTGTGTCCCGCCACAAAAAGTTTGTTAAGTATTACGCTCCAGCTGTTCCGAAGATACCTCTAGGGTCTGATACGCCAAAAACGTATCTTTCTCTAGCTTTGTATCTAACGTTGCCAGTATCGAAATCACCTTCCATCTTAGTAGATAGAGGAGTTCTTTCGAAATGTTTCATACCATTTGGCACATCTGTTTTAATGAACCAAGCATCAGTGTCTGTTAAGAAATTGTTAACAGAGTATCCTTGAGGAATCATCCCCATAGATTTGATTGCATTGATGTCATTATCAGCAGTTCCAACTCTACCTGCAGACTTCATAAGTCTTTCAGCAGTAAATTGTAGTGCAGATGGGATTAACATCTTCATACCCTTAGCAGCGATTTTTAAACCTCTTTCATCAGTAAGCGCAGCAATATCAATTAATGCTTGCTCCAATGAAGTTTCGTTTAAGTCTGATGCCGTTGATAACTGGTTTGAAAAAGTTCCAGCAATCGTAGGGTGTGACGCGTTAAGTAAAGTTACACCGTCACCAGAAGTAAAACTACCTCCAGTTTGTCCATTGTTTAATGGAGACGCTGCCTTAACTTGTTTAGTTTGAGCCATAGATCTTGCTAGTGCTTTTGTATATCTAGAAGCAAGTCTGTCGTACAGGTTATCTTCAATAGCTTCCTCAGTGATAGCAAATGCTAACGCGATTGTCTCGTTAGTGTATCTTGCTGTGAAAGTTTCTTGAGCTTGATCGTACACAACACCAGAACCTTCCGGTTTAACTGATGCTTGCGCGAAACCTGACAACATTACTTCTTCTTCAAAAGCTCTGTCAGATGACTCAGTAGTATAAATTTCAGCTGACTGATTTTCATACTGTTTATATTCCAGGCCAAATAAAGCATTTAAACCTGGCTCTAGTTCTTTAACTAGTTGATTACGTGATATAGCCATTGTTTATTCTCCTTATATCCCTGCTACGTTATTTC